CCGACGCCCTCAACGCCGCGTACCGCGAGCGCGCCCACCTGACCGCCCACCTTGCCGCGGCGTACCCCTCCGTGCTGGTCGAGGGCGCGGACCGCGATGCGCCTGACTGGCCCGTGCTGTTCGTGAAGCTGCCGACCGGCCAAGTGTCGTGGCACATCAGCCCGGACGACCTCGGGCTGTTCTCGGGCACGCGGCGCACGATGGCGGGCATGCCGGATGCTCCCGTCTGGGACGGCCACAGCACCGAGGAGAAGTACGCCCGCGTGGACGCACACGCCCGCCTGCTCTCCAGCGTGAAGGAGTCCTGACCATGGCCATGCTGCTGCGCGGTGAGGTCCGCGCCATCCTCCAGCCCGCCGGACACGCCCAGTATCAGGGGGCGTACTGCCCGCCCGGTGTGCCGTTCCGCGAGGTGCGCCGGGGCCCGTTCGACGGCAAGACGGACGTAGCCGTACGGCCGGACGCCGACGGCGAGTTGCCCAAGCTGATGACGTTCGGCGACGGCCAGGTGGTCTACGAGTACGACGGCCGCGACAAGCAGAACCGTGCCGTCTACCGCTACGCCCCCAAGCTGTCCAGCTCCCACCGGGACGTCATCAACGGCGTGGCCGAGGTCTACGCCGAGCACGCGATCAAGACAGCGAAGGAGAACGGCCAGTGACCGAGATCGAGTTCCGAATCTTCGACACGGCAGAGTTCCGCGTCGACGAAGGGCAGGACGGCACGTTCAGCGGCGTCGCCTGCCAGTACGGCAAGAAGGATTCGTACGGCACGACGTTTCACCCGGGCGTGTTCCGGCGCGGCATCGACAAGGGCAGCTACGCCTACCTGTTCATGCACAGCCCGTTCGACCCGATCGGCACCTTCCGCGCCGACGAGCAGTCCAACTACCTGCACATCGATGGCCGCTACGACGACACGCAGTCCGGCCGCGACAAGCGCGCCATGGCCCGATCCGGGTCCGCCCGAGAGCTCTCCGTGGGGTTCGTACGCACGGACCTGCCGGACTGGAAGAAGCTGGCCGAGATGGCCGACGAGGACCGAGACGACGTGCTGAACAACATCCGGTCGGCGCGGCTGGTGGAGGTCTCCCAGATCACGGCGCGCATGGCGGCCGTCCCGGGCTCCAAGCTGAAGACGGTCCGTTCTGCCCTCGGCGCCCTGTACACCGAGACCGGTGAGCCGACCCTCGCTGAGCGGCTGGCCGAGTACGACCGGGAGCACGGCCGGGACTCGGAGATCGCGCACGACGTCGAGGAGGCCCGGAAGATGCAGGAGCGGGCCCGGCGGGCTGCGCTGCTGCGGCTGACCACGGTCGGCGGCGCGTGATGCCGTTCCGGTCCCGCGCACAGTGGAGGTGGGCATTCGCCCGCAAGATGCCATGGGCCCACCGGTGGGCAAAGAACAGCCGCTCGTTCCGATCCCTCCCCGCGAGGAAGGGCCGAACGGGCGGCGGCCGACGACGCAGGTAGACGCCCGTCGTCACGCGAATTGCAGCCCCCACCAACGGACACATGCGTGATCGTTCTACCCTCCCCCTCATCCGGGCGCTCGCACCGGACGTGAAAGCCGCGAGCATGCCGGGCGCGTTCCACCGGCCGTGACAGACGGACGCAGACACCCAGACATCTGGGCGGCTGCGAGCCGTCCACGGACCGGAAAGGGAACCCCATGGGCAACTTCGCCAAGGTGCGTCCCATCGGTCGCCGTCGTGACGGACGACCGATCTACCCCATCAAGGGCGGCGCCCCGACCCTGATCGAGCAGCGCGACGAGATCGTGCGCCACCTCCAGGACCCGAACTACGACGGCGACGTGGCTGAGCTGCTCCAGCGCGCCGACGAGATCGCCGGGCAGATCGAGCAGGCACAGCAGCGGGACGCCCGCCTGCGCCAGCTCCAGGGCCTCGTCCCGCCCGGCGACCCGCAGCCCGATCCGGGCCAGCGCCAGCAGCCCGGCATGCAGCCCGACCCGCAGGGCAACCCCGACCCGGTCACCGCCGCCGAGGCGTTCGTGCGCTCGGCCGCGCTGGAGCACTTCCGCGCCAACGGCAAGCAGGGCAAGTTCGCCGTCGAGCACCGCGCGGCACCGGCCGGCACGGTCACCACGGGGACGCAGCCGCAGCAGAACACCCGGGTGCCGGGGATCATCCCGCAGAACCCGGACTTCCCGCTGCTGGTGGCGAACCTGCTGGACCGGCAGACGTCGGACGGTACGACGCTGGAGTACATGCGGGACACGTCCGGCCCGGTCACCGGTGCCGGCACGTGGAACAACGCCGCGGTGGTGGCGGAGGGCGCGGACAAGCCGAAGTCGGGCCCGTTCACGTTCGACCTCATCACGACCACCCTCAAGACCGTCGCTCACTGGGTGCCCATCACCAGGCAGGCCGCCGACGACAACGGCCAGCTCATGGGCTACATCAACGGCCGCCTCACGTACGGCCTGGAATTCAAGCTCGACCGGGAGATCCTTACCGGCAACGGCACCACGCAGATGCAGGGCATCCTCACCACGCCCGGCATCGGCTCCTACCAGCCTGGCGTGGGCTCGACGGACGTCAAGCTGATCACCGTCCGGAAGGCGAAAACCCAGGGGGAGTTGGCGCTCTACCCGCCGACCGCCGTGGTCATGAACCCGATGGACTGGCAGGACATCGAGCTGGACGAGGACGCCAACGGCCAGTTCCGCGTCATCGCCAACGTCACCGACCCGGGCGCCCCGACGCGCCTGTGGGGCCTGACCGTCGTCACCACCGTCGCGATGGCCGCGGGCACTGCGCTCCTCGGCGGGTTCCGCACCGGCGCCACCCTGTGGGAGCGGCAGGGCATCACGATCCTCATGACCGACAGCCACGCGGACTACTTCACCGCGAACACGCTGGTCATCCTCGCCGAGCGCCGCGCAAACGTCGCTGTGCACACCCCGGCAGCGTTCGTCCGGATCACGTTCGCCGCCGCGACCTGATCCCCCTCGTCGGGCGTGGCCGGCGGTCCCCCGGTCACGCCCTCCCCCTGCCGCATCAACCCGTGTGAGGAGCAGCCGACATGGCCGCACGCAGCAGCAAGTCCCCCGAGCCCGAGCAGACCCCCGAGCAGCCGAACCCGGCCGTCGTCCGTACGCAGGAGTACTCCGCGGGCGAGGGCTGGGAGGTCGGCCAGACCGCCCCGTCCGACGCGTTCCGCGCCCTCGACTCCGACGGCACCGGCGCCCCGACCGGTCCGGTCGTCCACTCGCACCCGGGCGGCTACGCCCGTCAGATCGTCTCCAAGGGCGCGGTGATCACCGAGGGCGTGAAGCGCGAGCTGGACGCCGCCGAGGCCGAGCAGGACGACAGCGAGCAGGGCTGACCCATGGCGTACTGCTCGATCCAGGCCGCGAGGGACGCGGGGTGTACCGGCACTGATGCCGAGGTCACCGCGTGGATTCAGACTGGCCGCGAACGGATCGAGCAGTACACCCAGCAGATTTTCGAGCCAACTGACCTGGTGGTGGTGGCGGATGTCGGCGCGGGGGGACTGGTCATTCTCCCGCGCCGCGTCCGGACCGTCACCAGCGTCTTGCCGGTGCTGGAGGCCGACGACGGGGCGTCGCTCCCGGCGTCGGCGTACCGCGTCACCTCGTCGGCGGTGCTCGGGCAGGTCGACGCCGTGCACCTCGCATGGGGCGGCTGGGACGACCTCGTAGCGGGCGCCGAGTCGTACAACGGGGGCTGGCTCGGCCTGTGGGAGCGGTGGGGCGCCGAGCAGGTGCGGGTGGCCGGATCGTTCGGCTACGACACGGTGCCGCTGCTGGTCGGGCAGGGTAACGCTCTGCTTGCCGCGCACCTCCAGGGCGAGGCCTCGCCGACGGACGAGGACGCCCCCGACGGCGGGCTCGACGTGGACGACGAGGGCAACAACGTCGCCATCGAGGACACCGACGACGACCCGTCGGGCGTCGTCTCCCCGTCGTCGTCGACGGGATCGACGCAGGTAGACGCCCTGCTGGTGGGCTACCTGAACCGCGGCTACAACCTGATCGGCGGTGTGTGATGCGCTTCCGCTCCAGGTCCCGTCTGAGCATGGGCACGTCGGTGTCGACGCAGATCAACACCCGTGCGTACGAGCGCGGCCTGCGCCGTTACTTCGGCCGCATGTCGGACGACGTGAAGCGCGCGGTCGACAGGACCCGAGTCGACGTGCAGAACGAGGCGCGCCGCCGGGCCCCGGTCGACACCGGCCGGCTCCGCTCGTCGATCGTGTCCCGCGCCGAGGGTTCCGGGCGCAGCGTCGGCTAC